GAATCTGAAGCTGTGCCAGTTGTAGCTCGTGAGCCTTGTCAGACCTGTCTTGAAAGAATTCCAGGATCTTTGGTAGTCCTCCCATAAGGAAGGACACTAGAGTTGATAGGAGGGTTAGCATTATTGTGGCTCTCTCTTTTGTAGTTCTTCCATCAATTGCTCAAGATTTGGGCCGCCTTCTACCGCCTGTTCCGGCTGCGGTTCTGCAACCTGCGCTTCTCCCATACGAGGGCCTGCTCGTACAGCCCGTACTGCTGTTGCTTTACCGACACTAGACATAGTATCTAATACTTTCTGTAATGTTGGTTTATTTTTTGCTGCCATCATTGTTTTAACCGTTTCGGCATTAAAGACAACATCTGCCATAGCATTAGGACTTGCTAGTAAGTCTTTAAATACAAGCCCAAGTTCTTTTAAAGCGTTTGCTAAACCTGATTGAGCGCCTAAGCCTCTGGCTGAAGAATAAATATCTGCCCCTTTTATTCCTCCGACATCTCCGCTTGTTTGTTTTATAACTGAACGCATATATTGCAAAGCTTTCATTGCATTTGCTTTATCGTCTGGGTTTACAAACAAGAAACTAAAATCTCCGCTTTTTTTATCTAGTTCTGTTAGAGCCTTATCAATTATAAATGTAGGAGATTCCGCAGCCCTCCCCGGCGCTTGTGCCTCAGAAAGAACCTTATTAAACTGTAGCCTCCTAATCGTATCTGCCATTTCAGGAGCTTCTTTGCCCATAATTTGAAATAACAGTTTCCGCTGCGTGTCAGGCATATCTGCAAGCTGCGGCAGCACTTCTTCAGGCACTAGCTGATGTACTGGCTTTCCAAAAGCCTTCACAATAGGGCGCTCTGCAAATTCATCAATTTTGTCTAAGTTTGCGGAAAAGGTATCTCTGGCTTTTTTAAGCTGATCTGCGCCGGGAATTCCTGCGTCAATAGCATCGTCTAATGCATTTTTATAACCTCTCAAAACAGCTCTTGCAATGCCTTTTGCTTGTCCTGGAGCTATACCTGAGAAAATGTTTGAATTGTTTAAAGTATACTCACCTGACCATGCTGCTTGTCCCCATGCAGACAAGTTCTTTTGTAGCCGTTCCGCAGGAATCTTTAGAGATTGCGCAGGCACAGCCGCTGTTTCTGTCACCATTGCAGGAAGACCTGCTTCATTAACAATCAAACTAGGAGTGGAAGTAGCAGGAACTTCAGGAATAGAAAACTCTTTAAGAATTTTATTCAAATTTTCTTGAAGCCCCGCAAAACCGGGTGTTTCTTTCGGAATTGATGCTAAAGCATTTTCAACAGATACAATAACAGGCTGAGTATCTATCATCCCGCCGCTTGCTTTTACAGCACCAAAGTCTCGTTTTGCATCGCTTGTTAGTTTAGATGATAGAGATTTGCCATAATTTTGAAAAGCTGTTGTTAGTTTATTTGCAGTTTCTTGAGGATTAGCTATAGCCGTACTAGACGCTTTATTAAACAAATTATTTAAAAAAGATTCTGTAGACAGGGCCTGTTCTTGTCTAAAAGAGGTTCCTTTGGCCTCAATAGCCGGAGCAGCTTCTGTCCTAGCCTCTTTAGCCAGTTGCATTCTGCTTCCAGTGGCTTCTCCTGGAGTTAGAGGGCCTACAGACAATAAATCAGGGGTTGTTGGACGAAGCTCTCCTGCTGGTTTTAGCATTGATGACCTTGCCATCCCTAACCCGCCTTTTATAGCGTATGGGGTAGTCTGCATGGCAAATTGGGCTAATGGACTATCTGGGGCTACGGTTTCTGCTGCTAGTCCTGTCCCTCCAGCAATCCCAGCCTCCCCCGCCAATCCTTTTGCAGTTCGTCCAAATAAGCCGGGAAGTCCTACAGCAGAAAGAGCAGCCGCAGGCGCTCCTGTGCGCCCTACTGTGTATGCTGCTTTATACCCATCAATTTTTTGTAAATCTATTCCGGTTAGTTTATTCAAGGCTTCTTTCATGCCTTGACTAGAAAGTTTTGATGGGTCTTTTCCTGTTTCCTTATTTAGATAGTCATAAAGGTTTCCCCATCCTCCGACAATATCTAAAATGCCAGCCAATGATCCTTTTCCTAGAGAAGCAATTCCTTTTCCTACTTCTTCTTGCCAACCGCCTTCTTCTCTGGGGGCAAGCACGGATTCTCCTGTGATAACCCCACCGCGTCTTTTTAATTCAGTTTCAAGTTCATCAAGTGAAAACTGTGCAGCCATATCATTTCCCCTTCTTTTTATCTTCAATCATTTGTTTAAGTTTTTCTGTCGGGATTTGACTCAAATCACTAGAGGCAGCAGCGGAGGACGATATAGGAATTGTTGGGGTATATCCTTTTAAGCCGTTGTTTTCACGAGCATATGTTTCCAGCCTGCTTGCTTCAGAAATTATGTCTTGATTTTTCTGTTGCATAAATTTAATTAAACTTCTACGCGCTTGTGGCGAAGTTTCCAGTTGCGGAATTAGCCCCTGAATAAATTCTCTATCCGCATTAGAAAAACCAGATCCAAGTTTACCGCCAAGAGTTTGAAGAATAACATCTCCGGCTATTTTTTGATATTGTTGAGAATTAGAAATGCGTTCTTTATCGGTTGGTGATGCCAATCCAATCGTATTTAAAAAGTTAGCTATTCCAACCCGATTGTTTGCAAAAGTGCCGCTAATTAGGCGATCATCAGGATATGAATCCAAGGCATTAAGAGCCTTTATTGAAGAAATAGAAATATCTCGCAATTTTCGAGCGTCTGCTACAGCAGTAGCGTCTAGTTCTCCTATTTTTTTCAAAAAAGCATCTTGATCTTTGGCAACGGCGGTAGCTGTTACTCTAGCAGTTGTTCTATCTACAGGGCCATTGTATTCTTTTCGTACTTGTTTTCCTGTTGAATCAGTAGAATAAATATATTGTTTGTCATTATTAACATCTAAATAAACCGCTGCCCCATCAGGGGCTACACCGACTTCTTTTATGTTTGGCTTATCTGTTTTTTCAAGCAGTTCTAAGTCTGCTGGATCACCTGTTCGTTTATATTTAGCTAGCGATGCAGGAGTATACTTTGCTGTACGCAAAAGCTGCTCAAAAGGATCAGCGCCTGCGCGTTCCCGCTGGTTTTTACTAATTTCCGATTCAGTTTTCCTTGCTGCTCTAATCTTATCTGAAATCTGATAAGCTTCCGCGTTAAAGCCTGCTCTAGCCAATCGTTGAGCATATTCTGTCAGCCCTTCAACGCTATTTGGGTCAATGCCTTGAGCAAGCTGACGCAGTGCAGCGGCTCTTTTGATTGTGGGGTCTTGGATGTCCACGCCAAACATTCCAGCAATTCCTTCTCCCAGTTGAGCGCCAGCTTTAGCCCCCATATACGCCAATCGTTCTGAAGGGGAAAATTTAGCTTGTTGAATAGCTTCCTGTTCCAAGATTTGCCGTTTTAACAACTCTGGTGAAAGACTGCTTCCAAAGAGTCCAGAAAAATCTGCTGCTGTAGCCATTATTACTCCTTACAGATAAGACCAACCGTCACCCGCAAAGGTGTATCCCATAGAATCTGTCACGCTTGGATCGTATGTTCCCCAAGGCAGTGCATTGATATCAAAAGCGGAAGTAGAGGGTGTAAGACCAATTAAAGAACCAATCAGTTTAGACACAGGATCAGACAGTTTTGACAATCCAGCCCCAAGCGCTTGTTGTTGCTGTGTGGCGGCCTCTTGTGCTGGCACATAAGCCCTAGCAGCGGCGGTATTAAGAATATTAGCCATCTGAGCGCCTGCGGTGGACTGCCGTGCGCCCAAGTTAGACGAAACATCCAACGGATTCTGTCCAAGAGCCTCAGCCGTGGAAGCACCTGCCAGATATTTCTCATACGGGGACAACGCAGCCACTTGGTATGCAGGAACCTGACCAAGCAGTTGAGCGCCAGTGCCAAACAATCCAGCACCGAATTTAGTCTGTTCTTGACCCTGCTGCATAGCCTGAGCAGCCAACTGAGCGTCCTGCTGTGCGAGTGCATTATAGTACGCCTGCATCTGCGGGTTAGAGGCTCCCATAGCAACCCCACCAGCGCCTGATGTGGCTCCTACGCCTAGACCTAGCCTACCACGCTGGAACTGTTGATTAGTCAACTGAGCTAATTGCTGTTCCCTGCTAGGTTGCAATAAGGCTTGTTGCTGTTGCATCCAATTCTGAGCAGCCGCCTGCGGAGTTTGAGCCAAATAGCCCTGACCAAGATTAAAGAGACTCTGCGCCGCTGCGCCCACAGGAGCGATCTGACCAGCAGCTTGAGTGGCTTGCTCAAGGTTCGTACCGGCCTGTCCCATAAGACGCTCGCGCATTGCAGCCACATCAGGAGCCACTTGGTAGCCAGCGCCTGTGAGCCTGCCTTGATCGTCATAAGTAAAGCCACTAGTGCCAAACCTGGAAGTTACTCCTACGGGACGAAACTGAGCCGCCTGCGCTGCTTGCTGCCCCTGCGCGAGTAACTGGCCTGCTAGCTGGTTTTGCTGACCTGCGCCATACTGCGCTGCCGCTAGAGTGCCTAAAGCACCTACGCCACCGCTAAGAAGCCCACCGAGGGCTTGTTGTTCTTCTGCTGTAAGTGCCATTAGTAAGTCCCTCCGTTTACGGTAGCCGTAAATGTGCCTGAAACCGTCAAGTTAATTGCCGTAGCCGTGCCTGTCAGCGCTGCATTATTAGCATCTGGTTTTGATGAAACTGCCGAAGCAATATTATCAAACTCAGTGTTAAGTTCTGTACCTTTTACTAGCTTAGATGGATTACCTGAAGCTAGTCCGTCCTTAGTAGCAAAATTAGTGCTTTTTACATAGTTACTCATTATCGAGTCCTTCCTGCTTTACAGAATACATCAAGTTTTTGAATGGATAGATCAAAATTATTTATAATTGTTTCAATACCAAGTTGAATAATATTTCCTGAACCGCCTACTTGGATTTTTTGGTTGTCAAAAACCACGCCTGCTGTGTATTCTCCAATATTGTACTCAGCAATACCGTATTCTGCTGGATTGACATCCCCTAGTGTAATATTCTGTGAATCATAGTTTTGGCTATAATCAAAGCCGTATTTTAACACAACATCAGCGCCATTACCACCAATTATTGTAAAACTGATCTTTTTTAGAATTTTAATAGCTGTGGGAGAACCTAGATCAAAGTAGTTTGTGTAGTAGCTCATGGTGTAATTACTACCGTTATCGCTATTGGTACAATAACAGCCTACAAAACCAGGAACACCAAATAATATTTCTTTATTTCTAAGAGCAAACATAGCAGTAGGCACTAAAGACCAAGTAGTTGCTCTAGCGGCTCCGTTCTGTAGCGTTGTACGCATATCAAAACAGTATGTAATACCCGCTGTTGGTAAAGACAACAAATAGAAAGCATAACTATCAGAGTATACCGCTTTAATTTCTGAGAGAGTCTCTAAAGCCAAAGCAGCTACTAGATCGTCCCTTACATTGGCGCTTAAGTCCCGCAGGGGTGCGGATCTGTCTTGCACCACACGCTTCATAGACCTAAGACCGGAATCACTGAGAAATAAAACATCATCGCCAGTTACTTTAATACTGTCTCTAGCGCAGCAGCCGATACCGCTTACTGTGTCTGCCAAAGTTAGGTTAGTTGGATCACTAGCGTTTTGATATATAAGAATCTGTCTACGACCAAAGATATACAGATAGTTATTATGTGATGCAATACCCTGAATCTCATCAGCCCCAGAAGGCCACACTTGAGATACATCCAAGACACCGGCAGAGCCTGTATTGAGGATATGTCCAGCTAACAGGTCAGAAAACTGTATAGTATTCTTGTCAGTGGCTGTATTAGCGCTCCAAGTCCGTCCATAAGCGCTTACCACGCAGTTGGCTAGCTGTACAGTTCCTGTATAGCCTGTCTTTTCAGAGATCCTCCGATAGGTTGTCGTAGAGACAGCAGGATCGAACACTAGTGGATCGTGGTCGGACTGATACAGGTACAGTACACCATTCAGTGGAGCCATCTGCCAGTTATCGTCCGTAATGGACGGAGCAGACCCTCCACCGCCATAGGTTAAAACTGTAAAAGTAGAGCCTGTCAGTTTAAATATATTATTATTGCCAGCAGCGATTGTATAAGAAGTTCCATCGTTGCCAATAAGTTCACCAATGGCTTTAA